CGTGCACAAGTCAGCGTCCATGACGCATCCATGCCCGTCTACGTCCGCATCGGTAACAGCGTGGCCATCAAGGACCCCGCCTCCTCCGTCGTCCTCGCCGGAACCTGGCTCGAAATCCAGACCGGGAACACCGACGAAGACACCAGCACCATCAGCGTCATCAGCGCAGCGGACGCCACAATCTCGGTGGCCCGAGCATGAAGCGCGGTAACTTTACCAACGGCGCAAACAGCGAACTCGACCGGCTCATGGCCCAACTCAAAGACGCCATCGCATCCGGCAGCGCCGCCGACTCCGCCGAAGTCATGGCCCTCCAAGCACAGATCGACGTCATCAAGCAGCAAGCCGCAGACGCCGAAGCCGTCGGCCAGAACGCACGCGACATGGTCCTCCGCCGCGACCCCCGCATCGCCACCCTCGAGACCCTAGCCACCGACCTCGGTGGCGCAGTCGCCTCAGGTAACGACGCACACACCCGCCTCGACCAGCGCATCGACAACATCCAGCTCACCCCCGGACCACGAGGAGAGCAAGGACCAGCCGGAACAGACGGCAAGGCTGGCGCTGCAGGAGTCAAGGGCGACACTGGATCACAGGGGCCAAAGGGTGACACTGGGCCTGCGGGTCCCGTCAACCTACAGATCGAGTACCGCGACGGGGTAGCAGTACCAGCCATCGCCTCACTGCTCGGCATCAGCGCCACAGCAGACGTGACCGTCACATGGCCAAACCCATTCCCCGACACCAACTACATCATCACCCCCCAGATCAGCACCACAGCACCCGCCCTCATCGGCAAGACCATCCCCAACCTCAAGAGCAAGACACCCGGGGCATGCGTCATCACCATCACCACCACCGCCCTCATCAGCGCCGGCCAAGCCACACTCTCAGCCGTCGCCTACCGCAAGCCATGACCAAACGGAACAGCACTCAACGCGATAGAGACAGGGCCCGCATCCGAGCAACCGGTGCAGCCTGCCACATCTGCGGTGCACCCATCGACTACACACTCGAGTGGCTCAACCCATCCGCGTTCGTCGTCGACCACGTCGTCCCACTCGCCAAGGGTGGAGCCGACCACATCAGCAACAAAGCAGCAGCGCACAGGTCATGCAACTCCACTAAGCGTGCACGCCTGGTCGCGCCCATCGTCAGACGCTCAGGGTCACTCGACTGATGTCCTCAGTGGCATGCCAGGCACGTCAACTGATCGATATGTCGATATATCGAGCCGAAACACGCCCGATATTTTGATATATCACCAGGGGGACTACCCCCCAGACCCCCGCCTCCCGGACCTCCGGGGATAGGCGCTTTCCCCCTCCGGCTCTTTTTCCACTTTGGCGGTGATGCTCCGATGAACCGAAATACGAAACTCAGGGCTGTCACAGACGCCGATATGCGTAGTGCGCCGGTGGTTCCTAAGTCGGTGACTGAGGCTGCGGAATCGGGGTCGCAGCGGGAGTTGCTGGTTTCTTTGCGGACGCGTGTGGCGACGACTGTGGAGGATCCGAATTGTCCTCCGCGTGATTTGGCTGCTCTTTCTCGCCGGCTGCAGGAGCTGTCGAAGGAGATCGCAGCTATCGATTTGCGTGAGGCGCAGGAGGCGGGCGGTCATGCAGAGGTCGGGGACGGCGAGTTCGACGCCGCGGCTATCTGAGGTTGCCCGGCATGTGACGATCCCGAAGGGGATCGTGACGACGGCGTGGCCTCGGGTGGTCGATCAGTGCTCGAAGATGGGTGTCGAGTTCGATCTGTGGCAGCACGGTATTGGTGCTGTGGCTTTGGGGAAGCGGAAGGACGGCAAGTACGCGGCTACGGTCGGCGGCGTCGTTCTCAGCATTCCCCGCCAGGTGGGTAAGACGTTCATCGTCGGGATGATCGTGATTGCCCTGTGCATAATCACTCCTGGGCTGACGGTTTTGTGGTCCGCGCACCGGACGAGGACGGCGTCTAAGACGTTCGGGTCGCTCAAGGGTATGACTTCGAAGAAGAAGATCAAGCCGTACATGCTAGAGCCTCGGAACACAAATGGTGAGCAGGAGATCCGGTTTCGTAACGGGTCGATCATCATGTTTGGTGCTCGTGAGCAGGGCTTCGGTCGTGGCTTCGACGAAGTCGACATCGAGGTGTTCGACGAGGCGCAGATCCTGACGGAGAAGGCGCTTGAGGACATGGTGGCGGCGACGAACCAGTCCCGCCAGGAGTCTGGCGCGCTGCTGTTCTTCATGGGTACTCCGCCGCGGCCGACGGACCCTGGTGAGGAGTTCACGAACCGGCGGAAGAAGGCCCTCGAGGGAACTGCGCCGAACATGGTCTATGTCGAGTTCTCGGCTGACCAGGATGCGGACCCGGATGACCGGAAGGCGTGGTCTGTAGCTAACCCGTCGTTTCCTTCGCGTACCCCCATCGAGTCGATGGAGCGGATGCGGGAGAACCTGACGAACGATGATTCGTTCAAGCGGGAAGCGCTCGGCATCTGGGATGCAGTGTCCACGAACCGGGTTATCGAAGAAGTCACCTGGAACGCTCAGGGCGACGCTGCGTCGATGGCCATTGACCGCCTGACATTGTCCATCGAGGTACCTCCGGGGCGCGCTACGGCCGCTGTGGGGCTCGCGGGGATGCGTGCCGACGGTCGTTGGCATGTGGAGCTGGACGAGGAACGCAAGGGCGTCGATTGGGCGATCCCGTGGGTGGTCCAGCGTGCCGCGAAGAACCGTTTGCACGCGGTCGTGGTCGACGAAATGTCTGGCCTCGTGGAGAAGCGTGGCGCCCGGCATTTCCTGATCGGTACTGACTTGCTGGTGACTTTGGCTGCGGCGGAGGGGCGTGACATGGCGATCGCTTGCGCGAAGTTCTACGACGGCATCCATGACGGGTCGGTGTTCCACACGGATCAGCCGCAGGTGAACGTGGCCCTATCGGTGGCAGCTAAGCGCCCCCTGCAGGGCGGTTGGGCGTGGAACCGTAAGGACGCCACGTCCAATATTTCCCCTGTGGTGGCGGAGACGCTGGCCCTGTGGGGTGCTCAGAATGACAACGTGTTGCGTCCTAGCCGGCGTACTGGATCTAGGACGGCGGTGGTGCTTTGAGTGACAAGCTGAGTGTGCCTGGCCTGTCTGAGGACGAGAACGTGGTCCTGAATGTGCTGCGTGAGCAGTTGGATGCGAAGCGTGAGCGGAACCTGCTGCGGTCGGCGTATTACGACGGCCGGCACGCGGTCCGGCAGGTGGGGACGGTCATTCCGCCGCAGTACCAGAAGCTTGGGCTTGTCCTGGGCTGGGCTGCGAAGGGTGTCGACGGTCTCGCCCGTCGCTGCAACCTGGACAAGATGGTGTGGACGGGCGGCGACCTGGGCTCGCTGGGCATGGCGGAGCTTGAGGACAGCAACTTCCTGTCGTCGGAGATATCGCAGGGCCGCACTGACTCGCTGCTGCACGGTGTCTCGTACCTGGTGACGACGCGGGGTGACGAGTCGGCGGGTGAGCCTGCCGCTCTTGTCCATGCCCGTGACGGGCTGAACGCGACTGGCGAGTGGAACGTCCGTAAGCGGGCACTCGACAGCCTCCTGTCTGTGACGTCGTGGCATGACGACAAGATCACCGGGTTCGTGCTGTACCTGCCGAACCTGACGATCAGCGCCCAGAAGAACGGCGCGAACCGGTGGACGGTGGACCGTTCGGAGCACCCGTTCGGTGTGCCTGTTGACCCGCTGGTGTACCGGCCTAGGTCGTCGCGTCGGATGGGACGTTCGCGTCTCACGCGGCCGGCTATGGCCATCCAGGACAGTGCGCTGCGGTCCCTGATCCGCCTCGAGGCGCACATGGACATCTACGCAATCCCGAAGATGATCCTTCTGGGCGCTGATGACTCGATCTTCAAGAACGAGGACGGCTCCCCAAAGGCGTCGTGGCAGCTCGCGCTCGGGCGTGCGTTTGGGATTCCGGATGACGATGACCCGTCGAACCCGAACCCGCGCGCTGACGTGAAGCAGTTCAGTGCTGAGTCACCTGCACCGCATCTGGCGAACCTGAACACTCAGGCGAAGCTGATGGCGCGTGAGACGGATCTGCCTGATGCTGACTTCGCTCTGGCGGATATGGCGAACCCGACGTCGGGCGATTCGTACATTGCGTCGCGGGAGAACCTGATTGCTGAGGCTGAGGGGGCCATGGACGACTGGTCGGTTCCGATCCGTCGAAGTGTGGCTCGTGCTCTGGCGATCCAGAACGGTCTTAGTGCGGTTCCGGAGTCGTGGGCGGGTATTGAGCCGAAGTGGCGTTCCCCGATTTATCTGTCTCGTGCGGCTGCGGCTGATGCTGGGGCTAAGCAGATTGCGGCGGTGCCGTGGCTTGCTGAGTCGGAGGTTGGTCTTGAGCTGTTGGGTCTTGATGAGCAGCAGATTGAGCGTGCGGTGGCGGATCGTCGTCGTGCGTCGGGCCGTGCTGTGATTGCTGCTTTGCGGCCTGCTCAGCCTGTGGCGGCGGTGACGGCTGATGCCGTCACCGCGTGAGTCGCGGGCGGCGCTGCAGCTTCTGACTGGTGAG